GGGCGATCAACCGGTGCATGGTGAAGCGGAAACCCGATTTGAATATTCATGACGATCCGCTTTGTCCAAATTGCCAAGCTTTCGTTGAAATGTTCACGGGCGAATTTTGCCCCAAATGCGGGCAGGCTCTTGACTGGACAAATTAACCCACAAAGCACCGCGCCTCTGCTTTTAATATCATTCATACAATTTCATAATCGTTTGCGTGCGAATACATACCCTCGGTGCGGCGAGGGGTGGAGGTGATACCCTATAGCAGAACACCATAAAATGGACTTGACCTTTTCAAGACAACTTGACAAGATAATGCGAGAACGCGGTTTATTTCCGTCCGACGTTGAGAAGCTGACGGGAATACGTAAACAACGAATTCGCGAATACATCAGCGGTACACATCATCCAACCGACCACATTATCAGGAGGATTGCTATCGGGTTAAATGTCAGCGCGGATATTCTTCTTGATATAAAAATAGGACGGTAAACCGTCCACCTATAATGTTAAAATAATAGTAGGGTATATTAAAACGCCCTACTATTTTTGTTTTTTACCATCCTCCTATTACAATTTGCTCTTGCCGGCGGTGTCATGGCTGCCGGTAAGGGAGGAGGAAACGGAGGTAATATTGTGCTGTTAAAAGTCTGTCCGCGCTGCCATCAGTTTATGAACTACGGAAAGATGTACTGTGCAAAGTGTGCACCTATTGTGGCAGCTGAACGCGAGGAGCGTAGAAAGCAGGCAAACCAGCGATATAACCGGAAGCGCGACAAGAAGTACGAGCAGTTTTATAACGGTAAGCGGTGGCGCGTAACCTCAAAGAAGTTTCTCGACAGCCACCCTAAGTGTGTGTGGTGCGGAGATACAGCAACAGAAGTTGATCATATCGAGGAGATTAAAACTCCTTCGGGTTGGACACGACGGTATGACGAGAGCAATTTCAGAGCGTTGTGCACGGTTTGTCACAATAAACGGCACAAAAGATTTCAAAAGCGAATGCCCCCCGGGGGTGGGTGAAAAAGTATGGGAGAAACCGCGATACAACGGTGCAGTTCCCTGTTGTGCGGAAAAAACTCCCCGATGAAAAATTTCAGGAGGTGGTACCGTGGCAAATCAACGTCAGCCCATTCAGCTGATAAAAGCAAAGGGCAAAAAGCATCTGACCAAAAACGAGATAGAGGAGCGCACAAACTCCGAAATCCCCCCTATTACGGACGGTATCGCTCCGCCAGACTATCTGAATGAGGTGCAAAAGAAACGATTCCGAGCAGTTGCAGAAGATTTGCAGGCGCTTGAAATAATGGGCAAGACAGACTGTGACGCACTTGCCCGCTATGTTGTTGTGGAAGAGCTCTTTGAGGTAGCAAGCAAAACCTTGCAAGATCCGGAAGTGCTTGCGGATCCCGAAAAAACTGTTTCCGCGACTTTGGCACTCGAAAAATGCTTCAAGATGTGCCGCGCAGCGGCAGGAGATTTGGGCTTAACCATCTCGAGCCGCTGCAAGCTTGTGATTCCCAAGGCTCCCGAAGATAAAAAGCCGAATAAATTCAACCGCTTCGACAAAACAGGTTGATTCTATGCGCGACCGTGTTACCGAATACGCGCAGGCGGTAGTCGACGGCAAGGTCCCGTTTTGCGGACGGCTTCATATTCTCGCCTGCAAGCGCCATCTGAACGACCTAAAAAAACAGCGCACCGAAAAATTTCCCTACTATTGGAGCGTTGAAGCGGCTGACAGAATCCTCGAATACGCGGAAACCCTAACGATTAAGGAAGGATTTGAACAAAAGCCCGTCCGTTTGTTTGACTGTCAGGCGTTTGACATCGGCTGCACGTTCGGTTGGCTGCGCTGTGCTGATGATTTCCGACGGTTCAGACGACGTTATAAGTCTGTTTCACGTCAGCAGGGCAAGAGCTTTGAAAATGGCATTATGGGACCGTATATCGCGGCATTCGGCGGTTATCAGGAAGGTAAGCTCTTTACCGCGGCGACCAAGCGGCGGCAGGCGAAAATCGTCTGGGACGAAATGCGCAAGTTCATTCAGTCCGACAGCGAACTGAGTGAGTATTTCAGCATCAAGGAATATTCGACGACGATAACGGCGCTGAATACAGGCTGTACAATCGAAGCTCTGAGCAAGGAAGGCGGATTGGACGACGGCTTCCGCGGTATTTTCAACTCTGTGGACGAGCTTCATCAGCACAAGGATAACAGTATTTACTCTGCGCTATGGAAGGGCACGAGAAACCTGCCCGAAACACTCTTGTCAGTGATCACTACCCGCGGAAAGAACCCGCGCAGCTTCTGCAAGGAGTTTGATGATTTTTGCGTTTCGGTTCTCGAGGGCACTGTCACCGCCGACGACATATTTGTTGACATCTATACGCCCGACGAGGGCGATGATATCTGGGATATCAACAATATGCTCAAGGCTAATCCGCTGTTTGTAGGCAATCCCGAGAAGATCAAAACTCTCGCTGCCGAAGCGGAGAACGCCAAGAATATGGGTGGCATGGAAAAAATTGACTTCATCGTCAAATCCCTGAATATGTGGAGCTCGGTGCAGGACAAGTCATATGTCAAGCCAAATGATCTGATGGCTTGTGCGACGGACAAATCTATCGAGAGCTTCCGCGGCTGTGAGTGCTGGGTAGGACTTGACTTGTCAAGCGGCGGCGATCTCACTACTATCGCCCTTGAATTTGACGACGGCGGCAAGGATTATTTCTTTGCCAAGAGCTACATGCCGCGCGGACGGTTCCAGGAGCACATTGAAAACGACTTCGCGCCTTACGATATGTGGGAACGCGAAGGTTTGATAAAAGTGACGGGCGGCGAAATGTCGTTCAAAAACGATTATAAATTCATTATCGCCGATTTGAAACGTTTTGCCGAGGAATACGGCATTAAATACCGCGCGATCGGCGTGGATCCGCACAACGCGGACGGTTTTATCGCGGATTTAGAGGCGTTCGGCTGTCCGGTTGTTCTGGTAAAGCAGTCAGCTAGAAGTCTGAACAGCGCGACCGTTGATATAAGGCTAAATGTCAAGAGCCACAATGTCGAGTTTGACAAAAACAACGAAATGCTTATTTACAGCTTTGAAAACGCTGTTGTAGTTGAAAATTCTTTTGAAGAAATAAAGATTGAAAAACGCGATTTCAAAAACGGAAACAGGATTGACCCCGTAGACGCCTGCATAGACGCTCACTTCTGCAAAATGATGGCAAGGCAGGAAACGCCGGTCGATCCGAATGAAATGATGGAAGATTATTTGAAGGAAATGGGGTGGTGACAATCAACGTTAAGCGATATTTTAAGCGCCTTGGCGCTGCTGTCCGGAATAAATCACTGATTTCCGATTCACTGGACAGCTGGCACGATCTGGCGCGGTTCCTTGGCATTGACGTTGACGGAACGCCGAAAGATGCGTTGTCAAATGTGACCTATTACTCATGCTTGAAAACCCTGTCGGAATCGGTGGGAAAGCTTCCGCTGAAAGTTATGCAGCACACTGACAGCGGTGGCGTAGAGGAGAGGCGCAACAACAAATACTGGACCATGCTGCACGATCGCCCCAACAAGTTTATGACGGCGACGGGTTTTTGGTCATTAATGGAATATAACCGCAACCATTACGGCAACGGTTACGCGTGGCTTATCGACGGCAAGGATCCTGAGCTTTATCCGCTCGAGCCGTGGAGCGTTGAGATTTGGTATGATAACGCCCGGATATTAGGCGAAACGGAAACGCTCTGGTACAGATACACCGGTACCAATGGCCAGCTGTACATGATTCCGCATGACAGCATTCTGCACGTCCGGAACTTTTCAAGCAAAAACGGCATAGCCGGTAAGCCTGTGCGCGACGTGCTCGCCGAAACGATCCAGGGCAATATCAAAGCTCAGAAAATGCTCAACAAGCTGTACGACAACGGCTTTTCAAACAAAGCTGTGGTTCAGTATACCGACGAGCTCAGCGACGAAAACCGCAAAAAGTTCTTGAAGGGTATTCAGAAGTTTATCAACGGTGAATACAAAGAGGACGGAATCGACAATCTTATCCCGATTCCGTACGGCGTAAAGCTCGAGCCTATGTCAAATACGAAGCTCGCGGACAGTCAATTCCTCGAGCTCAAGCAGTATTCAGCCATTCAGATTGCGTCTGCGTTCGGTATTAAGCCCGTTCAGATAGGCGACCTGACCAAAGCTAGCTATGCAAGCGCGGAAGCACAACAGCTTTCGTTTCTCATTGATACTCTGCTCTATATTATCAAGCAATACGAGGAGGAAATCAATTATAAGGTACTCGATGGCACGGGCTGTTATGCGAAATTCAACGTTGATGTAATTCTCCGCGCGGATTTCCGCAATAAGGTAGAAACCTTGGCAACGGCGGTCAATTCCTTCATGATGACTCCCGACGAGGCGCGCCGAAAGCTCGACCTCGGCAACAAACCCGGCGGCGATCAGCTTGTGGGCAACGGTTCAACCATACCGCTTGCTCAGGTTGGTGCTCAATACAGCAGCGAAAAGAGCGCAGATACAAAGGTTATGCTCGGCGTTCTTGAAGCTGTCCTGAAAGTTTTACAACAGGAGGAGGTGAGAAAGAATGAATAGAGAAGTTTCAAAAATCGCGAAGCTCGGCAGTCTTGTGATCAACGAGGACGAGCTTGCGAAGATCAACGAATTCACGCTCAGCACCGTTACCGAAAAGGACGTGTTTGTCTACAAGATTGTTGTAGCGGACAATGAACTTGAATACGACCGCGATTTTGAACCGCTGACGCTCAGTGCGCTCGAGGATCTGCAAAAGCATCTTGTCGGTAAGACAATGATTTTTGACCACAATCCGAGCGCTGAAAATCAGGTGGCGCGCATTTATGAAACATTTCTTGAAAAATCCGAAAAGCTCACCTCAGGCGGCGAGCCTTCGGCAAAGCTTATCGCGAAATGCTACATGATACGGACGGCAAAAAATGCCGACCTTATCGCGGAAATTAGCGGAGGTATCAAGAAAGAGGTTTCTGTCAGCTTTTGCGCCACATCGTTCAGATGCTCTATCTGCGGCAAAGACGGCGATTATACATATCGCTGTTCTCACAGAAAAGGCAAGAGCTACGGTGGAAGAATTTGCTACAACCAGATTTGCGGCGCTAGCGACGCCTACGAGGTTTCCTTTGTGGCAGTACCGTGTCAGCCGAACGCGGGAACAACCAAGAGCTTTGAAACGGCAGACGAAACCGAAGAGGTGCTGAATGCCAGAATCAAGCTCAATGAGAACTTTATTTTTAATACTAACATGGAGGTATAAACATGGTCACTCTTAACAAGAAAATGAGAAGAATCAAAGAAGCAATCGCCGATAAGACCGAGCAGGCAAAGAGCTATCTCGACGGCGAAAGCAAGGACGTCGACAAGGCGACCGCGCTGCTCGACGAGGTGGACGAGCTCAAGAAGGAGTACACCGCCGAGGAAAAGCTTTTCCGTCTCGAGCAGGAGGAAGCCGAGAGTAAGTCCGGTAAGCAGATTGAGGAGAAGAAGCAGCTTAACTCCACAGAGAAGTTCGCTTCCGTCATTCGCGGACTTGTCCGCAAGGATCCCTCAGTCACCGCCATGACCGAAGGCGTCAACGCCAACGGCGGCTATACGGTGCCCGAGGATATCAGGTATGAGATCGAGCACTTCAAGGAGGCAGAATTCTCTTTTGAGAAGTACATCTCGAAGGAAAACGTCTCCACAAACAAGGGCAGACGCACCTTCCAGACAAAAACCACCGTCACGGGCTTTACCGAGGTGAGCGAGGGCGGCGTTATCCCCGAGGCGCAGAAGCCCACGTTTACACCGATCGAATACAATATCACCGACAAGGCTGGCTTTATCGCTCTGA